CCTCAATGCCAATAATTATGTTCATGGTTGTCTCCTTCGTTAAGTATAGTTATAATGAAAATACATTTCGATCTAATTTCTGACCTACATATTGATTCTTGGGACGAAACATTCTCCTGGGAAGGCAAAGCAACCTCACCTTATGCAGTTGTTATAGGTGACGTAAGTAGAGAACGTGCTGATATGCGTCCTGCTTTACAGGAAATTGCAAAAAATTATCTTATGACTATGTTTGTTGACGGCAATGACGAACACCGTTGGGGACTAGATGATTTACGTTCCAGTTACGAAACACTGGAAGAAGACATTGGTGAGATAGAAAACTTTATCTGGTTAAGAGATGATTGCTTAGTAATCGATAACGTTGCATTCGTCGGCACAAATGGTTGGTGTTCTTATGACTTTGGGCTTGGAGAATCAAGTCAAGCATACATGGATTGCAAACAGTGGGTACAATCTCAATACAAAATATCAATGTATGCTACCCAACAAATAGAAGCAATGGCACAAAGTGATGCCGGATTCTTGTGCCGAACAGTTAAAAAATTACAAACTCATCCAGACATTACAAAGATAGTTATGCTCAGTCATTTTGTGCCAGATGCACGATTGCTTAAACATGATGTGCATCTGGATAGTACACACAGATTAGGCACAACTGGAAATAGTTGGCTTACACATTGTTTAGATGAAGACCATGAGAAAAAGATTGATACTTGGTGCTTTGGACACTATCATAGCGATATTGAACAAGAACTAGATGGCATACGGTATCTAAATAATTGTAGAGGACGTGGCGGCACAGAATGGTGTAAGCCAGTTTATTATCCTAAACGTATCGAAATTAGTTTTTAATTATCAGGTTCTAGTTTAACCTGTAGCGGAAAGCCTGCACCACGAGCCATTACAGTTACTTCTACGCCTTTTTGTTCAGCCATCTCGTATGGAAGTACTGCTACAACTGCACTACCTTTTTCATGAATATCAATTGTAATACTTTCAGCAGTTTCAGCTTTGTAGTGAAAGATCTCTGTAAGTGTTTTTATTACAAATTCCATTGCAGTTTCGTTGTCGTTCACATAGATTAGTTTAAATAGACTTGGTTCTTTAAGTTGTGTATCAACACTTACTTTAATCTTTGTATTTGGTTCTGCGTTGGTCATTTATTCTCTCTATTGTTGCTTAGTGGAGAGTTTTGCCCTCCACTAATACTTATCGATGGTTATTTAATTTCAATAGTTTTTGGCTTCATTGCTTCTGGTATTTTTTTCTCTAAGTGTATACTTAAAATACCATTGTTCATATCAGCACTTTTAACTTCTACATATTCTGCTAGGTTAAAAGTTCTTTCAAAGTTGCGACTACTAAGTCCTCTGTGCAAATACTCAATGCCGTTGGCTTCGTCTTCGCCATCAACTTTTTTAATTTGCTTGCCAGTAACAGTCAAAGTTCCATTCTCCATAGTTATCTCAACATCTGGTTTTAAGAATCCAGCTGCCGCAATTTCAATAAGATAGTTCTCATCGTTTTGCTTGATAATATTGTATGGCGGATATGATTGTGATGCCGTATCAATATTGCTTGTAATTCTATCAAAAAGTTGATTGAATCCAATTGAGTTACGATAAAATGGGTTTAGGTCGAGTGAGGTTATTCTTGTCATTTTTTTCTCCTTTATAAAAGCAAGATTTAAATGTAAGTCCTATTAAGCAACTTACAATATTATTTATACACGGAAACTGGTACATTGTAAAGAGTTTTGGTAAAAAAAAAGTTGCTAGATAATTAAACCTAGCAACTTTATTGTTAGAAGGGATAGGAGTCCCTTGTCAAATTTAGATTAGAATGACCAAGTGTACTTTACACTAGCATTCTTATCACCGCTTTGACTTACAGCACTACTAACTTTAATCTTAGTATTAGTATCTAAGACAAAGTCGTAATTTGCTTTCAAGTAACCATTTACGTGTGTTGGCAACTTGAATTTATGTTCTGTGTACTGTAGGTTACCTCTCATGTCAACACTAGTAGGAACGTTTGCTTTTACATCACCTTTTAGCATCACAGGATGCACTCCAGCACCAAGTTCTAAACCACCTGTTTTGTAACCTAGCTCTGTCCATGCACCTACCTGATCACTTACATCAGTTACCAAACCTTTAGTAAAGTTTGTTTTAACATGCATTAGACTGGCTTTAGCAGTAAACCCACCTTGCTTGTAACTTACAACACTGTCAACAATGTTTGTGTTTTCAACTTCTCCCCATACACCAGAGAAGCCCATCCAAGGATTACTGTTTAACTTTGACATATGCACACTGTATGTTGTACCATCGCCAGTTTCTTCGTCTGCGTTTGACCACATGTTGTAGCCCATTGTAAACTGTTGCGACTCGTTATCAACACCTACAGTAACACCATCAGCAGTTCTAGTGTTAAAACTAGCAATACTGTTGAACATTGTTGCACCATTTGTATCAATGTTGGTAGGAGCAAGATTCACTGCATAGTTTCTGCCAATGCCGTCTAGTGCTTGTCCAGTTATGTTACCAACATCAAAACCATACACACTACCGTTAAGATCCAAACCAGCCATACTAAGAGTACCAATCGGTTGCATTGCTTTATTAATGTCAATGATTGTTCCTCCCATAAATGATTGCCCTGTATCACTAAGTGCTTGAGTAGCCTGTGCATCACTCAAGTAACTCCATGCATTCTGTATCATGTTTACGGCAGTGCCAGCGGCAATAGTTGTGCCATCTAGTCTACTCATAAACACAGTAATATTCGTATCGCTTGAGTTAAGTGCAGTACTTGCCCATGTTACAAGATACTTGTTGCCATCATCGCCTGTAAAAATATTTACAGTACTACCGTTAGTTGTATTACCACTTATACTTGCAACGTCAGTAATAAAACCTTTCAAAACATTCTGATAGGCCGCAACATATTTGTTATCAGTAGTTTTAAGTAAGAACTGATGACTGTCTTGTCCATCACCGTTGCCGTACTCACTACCACTTACAAGTATATCTGTTTTGCCATCGCCATTTATGTCAAAAAACTTTGGCTTGTAGGTACTTGCAGTATCTGTTTTGTAACCAATTAATGTACTGCTAGTTGTATCAGTAAAGTTACCAGATCCGTCATTCTGTAAGAACTGTATTTCACTAAGTTCGTTGTTCCAACCGTTACTAGTTCTACTGAATACAATTACATCAGCATTTCCATCTTCGTTGTAATCGTGGTTAACAACTCTTACATGGTGATCACTGTTTGCACTGTTTGCCGCTGCAGGTAAATCTGCAACCCAAGTATATTTTGCATCACCACCACTAAAGTCTACACTGTACATTTTAGTGTCATTAGCATTACTACAACTGCCCGCAGTTCCATTTGTTGGACAAGCAGCATCTGTAACAATAATTTCATTATTGCCACCGTTGTTCATAAAATTACCAATAGCTGCACCAGAACCACCAAAACGCAAATCGCCTGCTTGTCCACGTGAGTCTACCTTTGTAGTGAATCCATTAACTTGATTGTTTAGTGCTACTGTACTATTGTAACCATAGTCTAACATGAATATGTCTTTGTATCCATCATTGTTTAAGTCACCAACATCACTACCGTGCGACCAAATGTTTGCAGTTGGAATGCTAACTTTAGTAAAGTTACTACCGTTGTTCTTAAAGAACGTAGCAGGTCCATATGATTGCATATCTTGCGAGTGTGTTACAATCATATCGTTACGACCAGTATTAAAAAAGTCTGCAAACTTAACATCTGGCTCTGTACCTAGTATTTCATTGTCTGTACCTGAGAACCATTGCGAAGTTTTATCAACTAGTTGTCCATTTTCAAAACTATGTACACTCAGTTTGTTTTTATTTACAACACCATCAAAAGGCATTGTTTCTCTACCAGCAATAACTATGTCATCACTTGCACCATCACCATCTAGGTCAGTAACAAATGTGTCACCAACAAAAGGTGAATTTTCGTTAGCACCTGCAAATGGATCTACAGTAGATTGTTGCACTGGTCTTTGATATACTAAACTTGGACTTGGATTATTTGGTGTGTAGCCTCCGCCACCTCCGCCACCGCCACCGCCGCCACAAGCGGAAAGGGCTGTTGCACCTAGTAGTGCGATCACTATTTTATTGTTTGGTTTTTTCATTGTAAAGTCTCCTATTCTCTAACAATATAAACAGTATAACACAGTACTAGACATTGTCAACCTTTTTATTCATATCGGCGTATTCACGTCTATAACTATGTACTACGTCTTCTGTTTCTTTATTTGCAAAGATACCAATGTCATTGATAGGGTCGTACTCTATGTAACTACGTCTATCATGCACAGGATGTATGAAGTCAGGCTGACCCCAAACTCTTACTGCACTTACGTACTCATAGCCTCTAAAACCAAAAAAATGAACTTGTTTACCTTTATACATACACATAGTATAACCGGATTATGCAAAAAGAGCAACCTTTTTCTTGTGTTTTGCATAACAAATGTTATAATAACACACTTTAAGAATAAGTCAACCTTTTTCTACGATTTGGCATAACTATCATGCTAAATAAACATACGTTCACCCGAGAGGGCGGAAGTAGGCAATCGCTGAAGGAACGCACCTAACCATTTACTTAGGGAGGGTGGCAAAATGACTTACAGACCATATCAATGGAAGAAGTTTGCTGATGCACGGAATCGTGCTCTAGTTCATAAAATACTGAACTATCGCAAATCGTCTTGCAATTGCAAAAAAGCCAGTTAGGCAGCTAATTTTAGTGGTTTCTTAACTAGGCCTGGAGTTATAACTACTTCGGTAATATCCTGTTTAGCATATTCTTTTAGGCTAAACATATGCGGCATCAATATTCGTTCAAGCTCGGCTTGCAAGCTTCTTGCTCCAGTTTTACGTGTTGCCGCATTTTTTGCGATTTCAAGTAGTGCTTCATTGCTAAACTTTAGTTTCACACCATCTGTTTCAAACAAATAAGTGTACTGAGCTATAAGACTATTCTTAATTTCTGTAAGCACAAACTTCAATTGTTCTTCTGTAAGTTCAGTAAGTCCAACCCAGGTTGGAAAACGTCCTACAAATTCAGGTATCATACCAAATTTTACTAGATCATCTGGCTCTAAATCTTCTAATGCACCATCGTAATTTGTTTTTACGTCAACACCAAAGCCAATGCCCGAACCTTCTGACCTGCGTTTAATTACATCTTGCATACCAACAAACGCACCACCTGCTATAAACAAGATGTTTGATGTATCGACTTCTACCATTTCAGCTTGTGGATTTTTCCTGTTTGCACCAGGTAATGGCACCCTACATACTGTACCTTCAACAACTTTTAACAATGCTTGTTGTACACCTTCTCCACTGACATCACGTGTAATACTACTATTCTCACTTTTACGTGAAATTTTATCAACTTCATCTAAGAATATAATACCTCTTTGACATTTTTCAACATTGCCACCTGCATTGTTTAATAATTTACCTATTAGTGTTTCTACATCGTCGCCAACATAACCAGCTTCAGTTATGCTTGTTGCATCTGTGACTGCAAAAGGCACATCTAAATATCGTGCAACAGTCTTTGCCAACAGTGTTTT